GTTTTAATTTGTTTCAATTTATTATAAAATTACGTGGTTGTCTGCACAACCACATAATTTTACGGTATCCGAGATATTGGTAAAACTTTGCACAACCATTATTTTTTTTTATCATTTTAATTTCATTATCACTACGTGGATTTTTTTTTAGTTTTAGTTAAAACAGTTCTCGGTAGAGGAGGACATTCAATATCTAATTCATTAAATATTCTCACTGCATTTTCAACATTTTCAGCATCTAAGGGAACATCGATTAATCCAAACTTGTATTTATTTTTAAAGACCAATTTTTTTTTAATTTCATTATCAAAATCATCATCAGCAGATAATTGTGTATTTTCTCCCTTTTTTTTTTTAGTTTTTGAAAGTTCTTCTTCTTTTAGTTTTGAAAATTGTGTTTCATAATTTTCATCGATTGTGATTGTACGGCCTATTTTCATAATATTTGTCTTAAAATTACTTATTAATAACCAAGCCGAGACTGGATTGACCGGTTCAGACCTTAATATTTTAAAAGGAGCATCAGTATCATTACAAATTAATATAGCCGAAATAATAACCGCAACACATCTTAATAGTTTATTAAACCCTTTTCCCTGAAAATGTTCATCAGTCTGACTTTCAATTTTTACAATACCATTTTGTGCAACTTGTAAAGTTATGCTAGATATACAATTTCCGTTATAGTATAAACATATTATTACACCATCAAATGGTATATCTTCATATACAGATATGTGTCCTTTTAAATTATAATAATTATCACATTGTAATTCCAAGTTTGGACATTTTGTATTTAAAATTCTGTTTAGGTCAACTATTTTTTCCTTAACAACATCTAAATTGATTGGAGTATAACAACCTTTTTTATTGATTAAGTCCTGTACCTCGATTCCTGTGCTATATGGGATTTCTACTATGTCATCATTTATTATTTCAAAAATATCTTCTATTTTTTTTACATTAGTAGTACCATTTTTTATATTCAGTCCATCTTCATCAAAAGCATAATAATTTCCTGTAGGTTCCACTAATACGCAAAAATTTAGTTTTTCTACCCCCTTTTTTTTTTGAGTCAAATCATTTTTTTGTTGTGTTTTTTTTTCAAATAAATATTGGTTATTATATTTTTTATCTATTATTCTATTAATCTTACTATTTAAATTATTAAATTCAAATCTTCCCTCACTATCTTCTAAAAAAGTATAACTAGGACGTTCAGTAAATTCACCTCCCTTTTGTTTTTTAATAATCATCTTACTCTTTTTCACTTTCTTACTTTTTCTACTCCTCTTATTCTTTTTTCTTTTATTAGTTTTTTTACGCCGAACTGTATAATAGACAGTAGATTTCATTATATATATACAAACTAATAAATTTAATAGATGTGCAGACATCTATTAAATTTATGATAAAATTGAATTAAAGCTTTCCCTTTAACTATCTATTATTACCCTGTCAATCTTAACTAAAATGGCTTCAACAAATGCGAATGCTAATGCTAGTGCTACAAATGCAATCGACTATATCACGAAACAGACGAAATTGTCAAAAGAAGAATGGGACAGCATTGAAGTGCCGCTGTCAGCTTCTGAAATCCAAATATTATCGCTGATTCAAGCCGGATTTCATGATGTTAATCTTATACGAAATTCAACACCAACTTTATTACAGCATATGAAAATTACCGTAACACCGGCCATTGAAGCCTATATCTATAAGCTGCATTTCCAGCAGCCGCTGGCCGACTTATGCAAAAAATATAAATTACCGCAAGCGGACGTCGTCGAGCAGAATATGAAACACCTAAAGAAAGCCGACCTGATCCGCCTAGAAAATACACAGAAGCATATTGAAGAACATAAACAGACGCTTTTTGAGTTTATACTGTTTGAATTGCTGGAGAAATTATTAAAAAATAAACAGGCAAAGCAGGTGCAGGTCAAACAGTTGCAAGCGCAAGCGCAAGCGAAGCAGACACAGGCACAGGCACAAGCCGCACTGAAAAAACAGCACGATTGGCTCTTCTATTACTATACCCTCCATAAATTACTCGGGTACAAAATTGTCACCTGTAATAGTATCGTCCGCCAACAAGTTATGTCAATATTAACCGCCATTGTAGAGGTCGATGCCGATCTAATGAAAACCATGCTCTCGATGGGCCAAACTCTCATCGAGAAGAATGACTATCTCTTGAAATATGCCGACGAGACGCTTTATGATCACCAAAAACAGCTCTTTACAATATGTAAACAACCCAATCCAAAACTGGTTCTGTACATTGCGCCAACGGGTACCGGCAAAACAATGTCACCGCTTGGCTTATCGGAGAAGTTCAAGGTCATCTTCGTCTGTGCTGCTCGGCATGTCGGTCTAGCTTTGGCGAAAGCGGCGATTTCCATGCGGAAAAAAATCGCCTTCGCTTTCGGCTGTAAAGATGCGGAAGATATTCGCTTACACTATTATGCAGCGAAAGAATATACCATCAATCAGAAAAGCGGCGGTATTGGCAAAGTCGATAACTCGCAAGGCGAAAAAGTGGAAATCGTGATTAGCGATGTGCAATCCTATTTGCCGGCCATGCTTTATATGCTGGCTTTCAACCCGAGAGAGAAAATCATCTTGTACTGGGATGAACCGACCATAACCATGGACTACCCGGAGCATGAATTACATGCGATCATTAAACGTAATTGGTCCGAAAATCTGATACCAAATGTCGTCTTGTCTTCGGCAACGCTGCCCCAACGACATGAAATCAGCGAGACGATTACGGACTTTTGTACCCGTTTCGATGACGTAGATGTGCACGAGATTGTGAGCTACGATTGTAAGAAAACGATTCCGCTAATTAATCGGGAAGGTTTTGTAGAAATGCCGCACTATTTGTTTGACGATTACACGAAAATAGGTGAAGTCGTCGAACATTGCTTACAGTATAAAACGCTTTTACGGTATATTGATTTACAGGAAGCGATTCAATTCATTTTACTAGTAGAACAGAAAGAAAATGCAGGCGAAAATGTGATACAAAGTGACCGCTATCGCTTGTCGGCCAATTTCAGTGAATTAGATACGCTGACGATGTATAATATCAAAATGTTTTATTTGAATTTGCTCGGTAATTTGCAGCCAAGTGCTTGGCCTGTTTTGTATAAAACTCTGCAAGAAACCCGACAAAAACGCTATGAATCAAATGTCAATATTGTCACAACCGATGCTTATACATTGACGGATGGCCCGACCATCTTCTTGGCGGACGATGTGAATAAAATAGCCCAATTCTATATTCAAAACGCCAATATTCCTGATTATGTGACGAAAGATATTATGGATAAGATCCAGTATAATCGCCAACTCAATGAGCAAATAAACGTGATGCAGAAAAAGTTTGAAGATGGGACTGCTGTGCCTGATAAAGGCGGGGATAAAGATTCGAAAGGGAAGGGCGGCGGTAAAGATAATAAATCGCAGAAAGAAGACCGAATCGCACCGGAAATGAAACATTTAAAACAACAGATTGAAGAATTACAATTATCTATGAAAATGGTCGTATTAAATCCGGTCTATGTGCCGAATACTCGTGATCATTTGTATAAATATAAACCGAGTAAAGTCGGCACCACCACGTCGCCATTCACTTGTAATGTCTCGGAACACGTCGTTGAACAAATCATGCAAATCACTGATATTGCCGATTATTGGAAACTCTTGTTAATGATGGGCATCGGTGTATTTGCCGCACATAAAAGCACTCGATATGTCGAAGTGATGAAACAATTAGCACAGGATCATAAACTGTATATGATTATTGCTTCGACGGATTATATTTACGGCACGAATTATCAGCTGTGTCATGGTTATATTGGCAAAGACTTAGGTAACATGAGCCAGGAGAAATGCGTGCAGGCAATGGGCCGAGTTGGCCGTAATAAATTGCAGCAGGATTATAGTGTACGCTTTCGAGATAATGAACTCTTGTATAAATTGTTCCAGCACGAAGATAATAAACCGGAGGTTATAAATATGAACCGACTATTTGGTGGGGGTTCCACCCCCTCACCCCCGTCTTCTTTACTCGAGTAACTTGTTTAAAATTGTACCTATTTATTTGATAATCTTACATCCGTCTCCTACGTTTAGTTTTTTTACTGTGTTTTTTAGTCTTTCTTTTTCCCTTACCGAGTTTAATACGTTTTGTTAAACGATGTTTTCGTGTTCGCTTATTATGCTTTCGGCGTCTTCGGCCTCCTTCTGCAGGAAGAGGACCTTCTACATCTCCAGTAAGAGGACCTTCTACATCTCCAGTAAGAGGATCTCCTTCAGAAGGAGGAACTTCTTCTCCTTTTCCTTGTACTTTAACCGGTCTAAAATAAATCAAATGTAATCCCTTTACAGTTCTATAAATACTTGAAAATGCATAATAACTTTTACCGTTTATTTTAGCAAAACCATTAAAGTCACATTCTAACGGTTTAGACATATCATCTAATTTGTCCAAAATATTTACTGATTTATCAAACTCATATGTACCATCAAATAGTGTATCATTTATATCTTCAAAAAAATATACTTTTTTTGCAGGTATTTTTTGTTGTTCTGTATTTCCATTCTTAACAATTTCTATACTTTTTTCCGCTTTATTATTCTCTATATAATTGGTTATAGTTTCATTATTTATAGGTTCTTCTTTCTCCTTAGCTTCTTTCTCCTTAGCTTCTTTCTCCTCAGCTTCTTCCACCTCAGCTTCTTCCGCCTCAGCTTCTTCCACCTCAGCTTTTTTCTCCTTAGCTTGTATATATTTATTTAAAATAACTTTTCCTTCCATTGTTAATTTTAATTCAGGCTCCGTTGTATCAAGTATTGCAATCAAAAAATTTTCATTGTATTTTTCATTGCACGCAATACCTTCTTTATATAAAGTAGTTGAAAAATCAGTATTTATATAATAAGTTTTATTGTTTTTCTTAAGTTCCAATTTTTTTTTTTTATCTATAAGATTTTTTACTTTTGAAAATGAATATCCGGCACTAGAACTAGCGTGTCCAAAAACATTATATACTTTATCATAATCAGCTGCATAATCATCTAAGATATCGGCAGATGGTTCTTTTACTTGATTTGGATTTTGTTTAACTCCAGCTGATATATCCAATAAGGATAACATTGGTATTATCCATTCATTTATTTTTTTAATATATGCCTCATTAAATTTTTTAATAGACTTATCATCTTTAAAATTATTATCATTTTTGACTCTGTTTAAAACCGTTTTATAATTTAAAAAATATTTAAAAAATTGGCTTAAAAAATTATTACATTTTATATTGTAGAATTTTATACTATCAATTATTTTATTACCTTCATTATCACCGCCCTTTTTATCAAATTTTTTTTTTATTTCCTCAGTATTTTCAACTTGATTTTCCCAAATTTTAATATCTCCTTCTATAAATTGACCTTCACCATTCTTCTTAACGAAATCTTCTGTTATTCCGCCATGTGCAAATAAAAATAAATTATTTTTACCATTATTTTTAACATCGGCGTAATAAGCTGCTGGAGCTGTATGTAAATAATGATATAAGTAACCGTCTAATGCTTTAAAATCATGAACTGATTTTTCTTTTGATCCTTTCCATAAAGTCTCATCTAACATACGCATAAAAATAGTTATAGTCAATGCTGCTCTAATTTTTTTTCTTTCAAATGTATCTATTTTCTCCTTGTCTGTTACATCTGTATAAAATTGGTCCATATTATCACTTCCAATAACTTCATTTGGGATACATTTTAATGATACCAATGCACTCATTGTACCTGTGCTAGCATCTTTGCCAAACATTAATTCAAACCTGTCATATATTTCATTCATATCAGGTGGATTATCCTTCGTCCATGTTAAATTTCTTCCATAATCTTCCTTATCTTTTTTCCAAAAAGGACGAAAATATTTTACATTATTGCCATTAATTAACCATTTATATGTTCCAATTTCTATATTAGTAAGTAAATTTTTAACAATTTCTGCATAATTATTTCCAACTGTCCACCATTTTTCCGCCCCTTCAAGTGAAAAGAAAGGCAATAATTTAATTTTATTTATATCTCGGTTTCCAAATACATATCTACAGCGATCTTTATTATCAACCAAAAGTTTAATCGTTCTTAATGCACAAAAGTTTTCATCAGTTGGACAAGTAAGTTTTATATCTGGATCACTACACACGTCACCATTACATTTATTATCGGGCCCATATTGTGCAGTATTATCAAATACATCTCCTAGAAAAATAACTTGTTTTGTCTTGCAATAAGTTTCAAATTTTTTAAAATGTGCAGTTGGGGTGGTTCCTTCAAAATCTGATATCAATAAAGTCTCTTTATTGGAAATAAAATCAGTTAAATCATATTTATTTTCCGTCATCTAATATATTATTACTATATATTTATTATCAAATAGGGATGAAAGTGTTTTAATGTAGGGCGGATTTTCCTCTAATGGGGGGTTCTGGGGGGTTTCCCCCCACCCCATCGAACGTCTCTATCTCTCCCGCCGTTTCTTTACTTGGCCCACCCCCAAAAATACTTTGCTTCTGCGCTTTATACAAATTATAATTAACCTTAATCGGATTTAAAAAACGGGTTAACCAAATTAATAGTATTACAAAACCTAGATAATTTTTATAAGGCCAACTAGTGAAACCGATAGTCAATATCGCAACTAAGAATAATGCGTACATTATAAGCTGGACCTGATCAAATAATTTTTCTATTTCCTTTTTCGTCTGCATTCCTTTATGAAAATCGTTGTCCATAAACTGAAAAAACACCATACCAGTTTGCCCTGTCGGTTCAAAATAATATTCATAAAAAGGTCGTTGCGTCTTTTTCCGAATAAATCGGTCTACTATTTTCTGCGGAAACAAGTAAATAATCGGCAGCTTGGTAAAACATTTATAGACATAAAACGGCTTGAATTTCATTTCTTCAGTCAAATTATAATCCCATTCCTTTTTCAGAAAAATATTATTTATATTGGTTATCAAGGCCGCATTTTCAGTGCTGACTAAATAGGCTCCGCCGCGCGCTAGCCGTAAGCCGACTTCGATGATTTTATTATCGCGAGACTGTACATTCACAATACCGGTATGTTCCGATAAATGTTGATTGACCCATTCGGTAATAATAGCGGGCGGTTCAGACTCGGGAGAGATGTATTTATAATCGTCGCTAAAACCGTTTTGTTTTTTGGAATAAATATAAGTGATTTGGTGGACGATTTTGCCTTTTAAAAGTACATAATCGGTCATCAATTCACTCTCATCAATGAATTCGGACCACATCATGTCGGGATAATGGATATATTTTAATAATTCTTCTTCATTACTAATTTTGAAACAATTTTTTGACGATGCACTTAAATGCCCCCATCGAGGTTTGATGAAAATCGGATATTTGACCTTTTTCTCTTTGCCCGCTAGTTTCTCTAGTCGGCCACCGGGTAAGCCTTGACTCTTGACAACCCATAATTTATCATACACATTTTGATAGCGGGGATAGCGTTCATAACAAGCTTTGTCAAAAAATGGCATTTTGTCGGTAAGATGAGTTTTAAAACCGTCAATATAAGGATTAAAATAGCCCATCATAGAACACCACCGCTCTTCATAAGGCATTAAGGATTTGAATAAGTCAGGCATTTGTTAATATATAATAAGAAAAGGTATTATATATTAATTTTTTTGTAAAAAAACATATACCCTTTGCCTGAGAGATACATAATGCTGATACCGTTCTTCTGATAATTCTTTTTCAAAGACTTTGCAGTTTCCTGTGGCAATGACTTCGACTTTCTTCTTAGTGACACCGGAAACTGGATTTGTTTGTATTATAGTATTGAAGATTTTAATTGTTGGCCAATGGTCTAAGACCTTTTCAAAAATGTAAATGACTTCTTCGCCGGTAATCGCACGCTTCTCGGTACGTTTTTTAATACGGCGTTCTTTTTTGGCAATAAGGAAATTCTCTTTATGTTTGTTTATATCCATTATTTATTAATAGTAGATACTATTTATATTCTCTATGAAAGGCATTAATTAAAGTTTCATAGTGTTTGTATTTTTCTTCATCCATTTCGCATCTATAAAAAGGCATTTTATTTTCACTCATTGAGCGTTTAATATTTTTTACAATATCGGGCGTTAAATCGTTTTTAATTTTAGCTTTAAGCCTTAATACATCTAGATATAATAGAATTGCCATAGGTTTTTCCCCTGCAATTGTTTTATCAATGACAATAAACATTTCATCTAGAGTTATTCTCCGTTTATTAATATTTTTCTGTTCTTGTGTTAGTCGCTCTTTTTCCTCTTTAACTTCTGTTCTACAAACAATCCGACCTGTTTTAACACATGTTACGGTATGACGTGTCAAACCAGTAATTTCTTCTACTTCTTTATTTGTTTTTCCTTCAGTAAAAAGATCTCTCATTTTTAAAATTGTTTCATCACTTATACCATTTTTTGCGTTTCTAATGCCAATGGACATTTTCTTACGTGTTTCTTCCGATTTGGTCTTACCGAAATTATGGTTTCCTGCACCCATCATTTTAATGGATTTTTCTTTATATGCTTCCTTACGTCTTATCTCTCTACATGCGGCATCTTTTATTTCCTTTAACCGCATCGTTTCAGTATAAGCTTCTTTACCGTCGTCATTACAATTTATATCAGAGAAACATTCTATCTTATGTTTTTCTTCATTACAAATTTTATACATAGCCTTTTTAATTTCTAGGTCATCGGTTAATAAATATTTTTCAAATGCGACTGCTTGATTATATTTCACGATTAAACCAGGTTTAATTAAAGCGATGAATTTGAGACAATCGGGTTTATTATAAATATTATATTTATATGATGAAACATTACCATAACCTATAAATTCTCTAATTTTTTCTAGAATAACTGGATGATTTTTTTGTGCAATAGAAATAGAAATGGAATTGTGATCTTTATTTATATATATACAACCTTCTGCATCAAATAGTCCTTGAATATATTCAACATTAATTCTTATCAAGGTTATTTCATCTGTAACTCTATTTTTATTTAATTCACTGCATTTCTTATACAAGACTTCTTTTTCTTCAACTAGAAATGGAACATCAACCAACTTATATATTTCATTTAAGCATTCTATTTGTGGTTGTTTGATTATCATCGCGAAACGAATATAATCGAGTATCAGTTTATACTCATTACTGCGTATCATTAAATTATATTGATTTCTTACATTATGTTTATGATAAAACTCACATGTGTCATCTAATTTATCTTCCATTTTATCATTTCGATTAGCGGATGTTGTTATGCTTCCGCCGAAATGATGTCTAATGACTTGTAATACATTTGAACGACATTGTGTTATAGTTATACCAGATTGATAACCATTGACTATTTTTCGAATGAAAATACATCCATCACCATCAATCAATCCAGCAATGTAGGAGGGATGTGGCGCTTCATTTTTGAATCGAGCTAATTGTAATAAATTATCATATTCCATTTGTTGTATAGTGTATTATAGACACTTATCTCTAAGTCTTTTTCAATTTAATCATAATATAAAAATATAGTATGATTTTTTTTTGTAATTTGTATAAAAATTTGTGACCATAATAGGTCTCAGTTGGAATATGCGAGCCCTCCCCCGACTACATATTCAACCTCAGATTTTGGTCTGAAGCATGGACTATCCCTTAAGTTATCACCGAGAGTTGTTAGCTCCCTCAAACCCATTCCATTATAGTCTCTGAACCTTCTCCATATGCTAACAATAGCGCACGTAGGAGCTTGGCTGCAGATTGTCCAATCTTTTTCGTTATTACTATGCTCTAGGTCATTACCCCGAGTATTCCAGTTGTTTTCACAAAAGGAAGTAGTAGAAAAAGCTCTTAGGATGTTCCCGCAATTTAGAAATGTTGCCTCGTTCAATAGTCAAAACGAGACTAGCTGGTTACATAATGCGTTCGCAATATAATTGTAAACACATATTTGCTTTACACTGTTTATCCAATTTAGTAAGCAAATAACTAAAATGGCAGCCAACTTTTGGGCACAAGATTTTCGAATGCCCGACATTACGCGCAACACGTTGTAGTTAACAGCGTACACGCGGACCTTAGCCGTGTTGGTTCCCTGCACAGTCGCGTTGGACAACACCAGCTGGAGAGTGGCGTTATCAATACGCGAGAAGTTGCACGAGCCAGAGGGCTGGTGTTCTTCAGGGCGGAGAGCAAACGAATACACGTTGATACCAGTGTCAGGGGCACGGGTATGGTGTTGGTAAGGTTGAACCTGGTCAAAATAAGTTCCTTCGCGTTCAGAGAATCGGTCCTGGCCGTTAAGCTGCAACTTGGCAGTAACGACGGGGTTCTGACCCCAGCAGTGCATGTCAAGGGACGATTCGGTAAGAACGAAGGTTCCGGCATCAGATACACCCGATGCTTGGGTACCTGCGATGCCGGTACCAGTGTTTTCGAAGGGATAATACGGCCATTCAGCATTGGCAGTGACATCAACGGCTCCAGGGTCAACAAAGAGACCAGAACCATTGATAAAGTCACCGCTGCGTACTTCGTTGGTTGAACCGAACGCCATGATGGAGTTAGGGAGGGCATCAATCCCGTCAGTGTAATTGAAGGGCTGGGCACCGAGCGTTCGGAAGAGATTGGTACCGGCCGTCAAGGACGAGCAGTAGTCAACGTTGGCATCAGGCTGCACAATGAAGATCAACTCCTTGCAAGGGTGGTTAAAGTTGAGCTTGATCTTGTTGGAAGACGACCCAACGGATTCATCACCGGTGAATTGCAACTGTTCGATGAGGTATTCGTGGGGGTTCTGGGCCATACGGCGACGCTCATCAGTGTCAAGGAAGACGTAGTCAACATACAGGGAAGCCGCAACGAGGGACTGGTTGTAGGCAGAGGTCACGCGCTTGCTGGCGCCATCGTTAGTAGTCAAAGTGCTAACGGCCCACAAGCACTCATCAATAGGGCGGATATCAAGGTTGATCTTGACTTCGTGGTATTGAAGGGCAATGAGGGGGAGCGCAAGCCCGGGGTTTCGGCAGTACCAGAATTGAAAGGGGACATACAGGGTGGTTTCAGGGAGAGCGTTACGGGGCTCGCACACCTGAGTGGGGGCCGAGGCACTGCAAGGACCATCAACCGACGAGAAAGAGGGATCAGTAATAAAGGTCAATTGGGTGGTGTTACCAACCATCTTGAAGTAACCACGTTCCTGTTCCTTGGACAGGGTGAGCTGATTCCACAAGTGCATCCAGTCACCATATTGACGATCAATACGTTGACCACCAATTTCGACTTCAACCTGGGAAATCATTTGCTCCCCAGGGAAATCGAGCCAACGAGCCCAGACACCGGAGGTACCAGCGTTGTACATGGCCTGGTTAATTTCAGGCAGAGTGACCTGCAGGTAAGTGCGGTAAGCCAAATCACCGTTTCGGCTGATCGTGCAAGTGACACGGCGACCAAAATCGGCTTGACCGTTAAAAGTCTGCTCGATGGACTCCATAGAGAAGTTCGTGTGGCGACGGTAAGTCACCTTCCAGAAGGTAATCTGAGGGTTGCCCGTCAGGTAAACATCTTGTGCGCCGTAAGCTACGAGTTGCATCAAACCTCCTCCCATTGTTATATTATTGCTAAAGAAAATAATTTTTAATTTTTAAATTTATTAAATATTAAAACGAAATAAAGATCTATAATTTGTTCAAATTAGATTCAACGAATTTTCGCAGATATGTTTCTAAATAGACTTCTTTTTTCCCCTCGTGTTTCTTGGAGAAAATATACTTGTTCTCTCTTTTTTTTACGGACCAGCCGGCATCGATGGCACTATAGATGAAGGACAGTTTTTGTAATTTAATTAGATCAATATTGATATCAGTTGGAATGTCAAACTTTAAATCAATACTGCTTTTGTTATTGTCGACATTCATATTTTAGCAATAGGATAGAAAACATTAATTATTTCTAAACTAAATTTTAAATGTTGCTTAAACAAAACCCGTCTATTAATAATATATAGATAAGATGCCTGCTTTTAAGCCTAAAAATATTAAGAAAATAATAATTTCAAAGAAGAATATTACAACCCTCGATGGAAAACATAAAGAAATTATTGATTTGTTTAATAACGATAAAGAAGAGCAATTACCGATTCTGAGAGAAGAGAAGAAAGAGATTTGTAAAAGAATAAAAGGCGATAATTTAACTATTGATGAACGGCTAGATTTATGCGATAAGCTTGTGGAAATCAAAAAAAAAATATGCATGAAGAAAAAAAATGAGAAAGAATATCTGTTGAATAATTCTTCCTATATTTTCAATTATTTTGAAAATAAGAAAAAAATAGCGGACTGCTCTAATAAAACCACTTTATTAGATAACTTTTTCAAAATTAGTACCGACGATAATACCCTAAATGAAGAACTCAAAAAAGAGCGGAAAAATATACAAACCTATATGGCAAATGTGGATGAAAGTTTTCTAGATATTAATAATTTTATTGTAGTAACCGATATTTGTAAATATTGTAATAAAGGCGAAATGATCGCAGTAGATTATGAAGGGATTATGATCTGTAATTCTTGCTCGTCTAGTGTGAAATATTTAGTAGAAAATGAGAAGCCGTCATATAAAGAACCGCCTAAAGAAGTGTGTTTTTACGCCTATAAACGGATAAACCATTTCCGTGAAATATTGGCGCAATTTCAAGCTAAAGAAACCACCCAAATACCGGATGAAGTGATTGATAATATTATCCAACAAATCAAGAAAGAACGAATCGATTTATCGCAAATGACAAATAGACGAACAAAAGAAATCTTGAAAAAACTCGGTTACAATAAATACTATGAGCATATACCGTTTATAAAAGATAAATTAGGTATCAAGCCGCCCATCATGAGCTCGGAGCTAGAAAATACCTTGTGTAATTTATTTATGGATATTCAGGGCCCTTATGCGAAATTTTGCCCGGATGATCGAGTGAATTTTTTGAATTATTATTATACGGTTTATAAATTATGCGAACTATTGAACCAACATCATTTTCTGCCCTATTTTCCGATGCTGAAAGATAGAGAGAAAAGGATAGAACAGGATGTGATTTGGAAGAATATTTGCGAGGAGCTCCAATGGGAATATATTCCGACGATCTAAGTTAGGGGCTCTGCCCCTACGACCCCGCCAGGGGCTCTGCCCCTTCAACCCCGCATCTCGGTTAAGCGGATGCACTATTTGTATATTATCAATTAATAAATGTTTGATAAT